TGCCGCTGCTGCGGCGGGTGCTGCAGATGCAGCTCGTCGCCGTGAACGTGCAGCGTCTGGTCGTGCAGCTACAATGCTCTCAAGCGGTGACTCATCGGTTACTACAGGAACCAAGAAGCTACTTGGACAGTAATCAATGAATCCCGTAGATTCGAAGTGGAAACAGCAGTATCTCAAAACAGGCTCCTTTGAACATGAAGTCTCAAGGGGGAATGTCATTGGGGCATATCCCACTTCGAGCTACGGGAGAGTCACCATAACTGCTGCTGCTTCGAATGTCAGTATTCAATCACATGATGGTACTGTGATTCATGTTCCTCAAAGCATCCAGATGAGTATTGTCAGTACCAGCGCCAGTGATAGTGCTGCAGGTACAGGCATACGAACGGTTGTGATGGAGTATTTGAATGGGGATCTTGATCTCTCGTTTGAAATAATCACACTGAATGGCACAACCCCTGTAAACACCCTGGCGACAGACATTCGTTGGGTGCAATGTATACACATGGCAACCAGTGGTACGGGTGGTAAAGCGGCAGGTACGATCACATTGACGAGTGGTGGTAACACCTACAGTCAAATCAATGCAGGCGAGCGTACTTGTTTATCGTCATTCCGCAGAGTACCGCGTAATAAAACGATGTATGTCCATTCAATGTATGCCGGGTCGAGTAGTGGTACGGCAGCGGCGAGTGTCATTGTTCAATTGGTGACAAGTCAGATTGACGGACTAGATCAACAAGAGACAGGCTTCGTCTATCCGCAGGCAGGGATCGCACTGCAGGATTCATCAACTGGATTATCTTTGGATATGCCGCTACCTATTGGTGCCGGTCATCTTGTCGGATTTACAGTGAGTACCGATAAAGGTGCGATTGTAACTGCGGGTCTAGTGGGATGGGTTGAATAATGCCAGCAAAAAGCGATAAGCAGCAAAAGTTCATGGCAATGTGTCTACATTCGCCCGAAACGGTTAAAGGGAAATGTCCACCTAAGAAAGTGGCGAAAGAATTTTCCAAGAAGAGGAAATGATCATGTCTATGGCTGATGTAGATGAAATCGTTAAACGGTTTGATTCCATCAAAGGTGCTCGCAGTAACTGGGAGTATCACTGGGAAGAGATAGCCGAGCGTGTGCTTCCGCGTCAGCGTGGGTTTACAGGTAATCGTACTGACGGTGAAAAGAAAACCGAAAAGGTGTTCGACTCTAAGCCTATTATGGCATTGGATCGTTTTGCTGCAGTTATGGACTCAATGCTTACTCCGCGTCAGCAGAAATGGCATAACTTAAAGACTACCGATGAATCGCTTAACCGTGATTTTGCTGTTCAGGACTGGTTCTACCAGGTAAACAACATTCTTTATTCGATGCGATACGCTCCAAAGGCTAACTTTGCCGGTCAGAACTATGAGCGTTGGACTTCAGTGGGTGCGTTTGGTACGGGCAGCTTGTTTATCGATTTTCAGCCTGGTTCGGGTCTGCGATACCGTTGTCTTAACCTGAAGGATACTTACTTCTGTGAGAACCATCAGGGCGTGATTGATACGGTTTACCGTGAATTTCGGTACACCGCACGTCAAGCTATGCAGCGATTCGGGTACGAGAATCTTCCAGAATCTATTCAGAAAGCACTAGAAGATCCGAACAAAGAGAAAGAAGAATTCGCTTTTATTCATTACGTTGCCCCACGTGTGAATTATGACAGCAGTAAAGCAGACGCGAAGAATATGCCCTTTGCGTCGTACTACATTGCAGTCAAAGAAAAGGTCATGGTAGCGCCTGAAGGTGGATATAACAGCTTCCCGTTCTCAGTTAGTCGTTACGTAACAGCACCGGATGAAATTTATGGTCGTTCGCCAGCTATGTCAGCACTGCCTGATATCAAGATGCTGAACGAAATGGCTAAAACGGACATTCGAGCCGCGCATAAACTGATCGATCCACCGATTTTGTTGCACGATGACGGGATTCTTGGTGGTGGAGCCATGTCGGTGAACATGCGTCCTGGTGGTCTGAACGTAGGTGGTGTAAGCCGTGATGGGCGTCCACTGATCCAGCCGTTCAACACTGGTTCCCGTGTGGACATTAACGAAGCGAAGATGGAACAGCGCAGACAGGCTATCGATGATGCGTTTCTGGTAACTCTATTCCAGATCCTAGTCGAAACCCCACGCATGACCGCCACTGAAGCTCTGATTCGTGCGCAAGAAAAAGGAATGTTGTTGACTCCGACAATGGGTCGCCAACAATCTGAAGCACTTGGGCCACTAATTGAGCGCGAACTTGATCTTTTGATGTTTCATAACGTGCTCCCACCGATGCCTGATGCACTTATCGAAGCAGGTGGTGAATATGAGATCATTTACGATTCGCCAATGAGCCGTATGCAACGTGCAGAAGAACTCGTAGGTGTGCAGCGCACAATGGAGCTACTGGCGCCATTTGCTCAGATGGATCCTTCTGTACTGGACGTGTTCAATAAGGACGAGCTTGCGCGTATGACTGCTGAAGTATCAGGTGTACCAACACCGATTCTGCGTAGTCCTGAAGAAGTAATGAAGCTCCGACAGGCACGGGCACAGCAGGAGGCTATGCAGCAACAAATTGCTGCGGCACAACCTTTAGCAGGTGCTATGAAGGATGCAGCTCAAGCTAATCAACTTCTGACAGGTCAGTAATGGGTATAAGCAGGAATAAACAGATTGCAGCGCGATCCACTGCATACAAAGCCATATTCGGTGGTCCGCACGGTCAGGAGGTTCTAGCGGATCTCCGCCGCTTTTGTCGGGCTACCTTACCAACTGCCGATGTGAATAATGTCCATACGACATTCCTTCTCGAAGGTAGACGCGAAGTTTGGCTCAGAATAATGAGTCATCTCCAACTCACAGATGATGATATCTACAATTTAATCGAGGAAACTCCTAATGAGTGAAGCTACTGCCGCCCTGATGGGCGATAACGGTGGTGCCGCAGATAACGGTACTGCTGGTGACAATGGTGCCGTTGACAACGGAGCATGGAATAGTGGTTTTGATGAAGAAACCAGTGCGTATATTGGAAACAAAGGCTGGCAAGGTGTAGACGATGTTCTAAGCAGCTACCGTAACTTGGAAAAGTTTGTTGGTGGTAGTAAGAATCTGATCGAAATGCCAGGTATGGATGCTGGTGAAGAAGCTATGAACGATTTCTTCAATAAACTAGGTCGTCCTGAAACAGCCGATAAGTATGGTTTAGACGTACCGGATACCGCTGATGCTGAATTAACTGATTGGTTCCGCAATACTGCACACAAATACGGTCTGACAGATGCTCAGGCTAAAGGGTTGTTCGGTGATTGGAATGAAATGTCTGGTTCCCGTTTAGAGCAGATGCAATCTAACCAGGAACAGCAAGCAGAACAGGCAATCGCCAATCTTAAAAAAGAATGGGGTCAAGGATTTGATTCCCAGATCGATGCGGGTAAACGTGCTGTTGCCGCCTTGGGTTACGATGCTGATGCGCTAAATGCCATTGAAGATAAACTAGGTACAGCAGATATGCTTAAACTGTTTGCTTCTTTTGGCTCTAAGATGAGCGAATCGTCATTTGAAGGTGGTGAACGTCAGGGATCAGGCTCATTTGGTTTGACTCCAGCGGCAGCACAGCAACAATTGAACGATCTCCGCACCGATAAATCATTCATGGATCAGTATTTGAGTGGTAACAAGGACGCGGTTGCTAAATATTCTCGTTTGATGGAGGCGGCTTATGCTTAACGACAACGAAATTCGTTTGCGTATAGTAGAAGCTGTTATCCCACAAGCGACCCGAGTAGGTTTAGTCGATCCCTCTGCTATTCTGGACACTTGTTTCAAAATAGAAGAGTATGTGCTAAATTCAAAAGGTAAAGATGAGGAAGTACCGGCCTCATCGCCCCGCCGTAGAGGTAGAAAGCCCCGTAATGGGACAACTGACGAGCCTACGATGGACAAATCGGACCCCAACTCATAGTTGGATAAGTCGAAAAAGTTACCGGTTATTAAATTAACTTTTCGGAGTTCAATACTATGAGTTTTGAAATTTCTACTGCATTTGTGCAGCAGTACAGCTCAAACGTAGCTCTGCTTCTGCAACAGCGCGGTTCACGTCTACGTGATGCCGTAACAATTGGCTCTTACACTGGTAAAGCTGCTAAAGCAGTTGAACAGATTGGTGCCGTAACTGCTCAGAAACGTACCAGCCGCCATGCTGATACTCCACTGATCTCTACTCCGCACGATGCTCGCTGGGTTTTCCCAGTTGATTACGAGTGGGCTGATCTTGTGGACGATCAGGATAAGCTGCGCGCTCTGATTGATCCAACCAACCCGTACGCCATCAACGGTGCTTATGCGCTTGGTCGTGGTATCGATGATGAAATCATCTCTGCTGCACTGGGTTCTTCTAAGACTGGTGAAAACGGTACTACCACTACTGCATTTGACACGTCTAACCAGCAAATCGCTGCAGGTGCGGCTGGTCTGACTATTGCTAAACTACGTGAGACTAAGAAGATTCTTCTGTCTAACGAAGTTGATGTGGACATGGACCCACTTTACATTGCTGTAACTGCTAAACAGCTTGATGATCTGCTAGGCACTACTGAAGTGACTTCTGCTGATTACAACACTGTAAAAGCACTTGTTCAGGGTCAGGTTGATACCTTCATGGGATTCAAATTCCTACACACTGAACGTCTAGGTGTTGACGGTTCTTCTAACCGCCGTGTATTTGCTTGGGCTAAGTCTGGCTTGCACCTCGGTATGTGGAATGATGTTAATGCTAAGATCAGCGACCGTGCGGATAAATCACACGCTACTCAGATCTACGTGAAAGGAACCTTCGGTTCTACACGTACTGAAGAGGGCAAAGTGGTTGAAGTCCTTTGTGCCGAATAAGGGGGTGATTACTCATGGCTGAAACATACGCAAGTGAAATCTCTGGTCAGTCTACTACTCCTACCACTATGGCTAACGGTGCTGTAGTTGGTGGTCGTGTACGCCGATTCCGAGCTACTGTTACCATGGCTTCACAGGCTTCAGGTGACACAATCGTTCTGGCAAAAGTTCCTGCTGGTTATGCGTTTGCATACGGTGTGATCAATGCGTCAGCAACTCTAGGTACAGCGACTGTAGCTGTAGGTATCGATGGTACTGCTGGTAAGTACCGCGCTGCTGCTACATTTACTGCGGCTGCTCCGACTATGTTCGGTGTATCAACTGCAGTAGATGATGCTCCGCTGTCTGCTGAAGAAACAGTTATCGCTACTGTAGGTACTGCGGCTCTTCCGAGTTCTGGTACTCTCATTATCGATTTGTACTGTTCAGCGCCTTAATAGACTGGGGGCTTCGGCCCCCTTTCTTAATCTAGGAGTGATACATGCCTTCAGTGGTCGAAGTTTGTAACAAAGCACTAGACAAACTTGGTCATGGTGCTATCACTAGCCTTAATGATGGTACTAAGGCAGCTAATTTATGTCTGCGTAGTTGGGAAATGGTTCGTGATGAAATGTTACGCGCCCATCCTTGGAACTTTGCAGTCAAGCGTTTAGCACTCGCACCATCCGATGAAACCCCTGCCTGGGGATTCAGTTACGCCTTTCCGATTCCAAGTGACTATCTGCGAATGATTGAAATATTGGATTCGGCACAATTCAATCATCAGATTGAGTCCAATAACATTCTATGTGATGAAACGGTTCTTTATATCCGATACATCTACAAAGTCACAGATCCGAATCAGTACGATTCTATGTTTGTCGATGTTGTAGCAACTCGACTAGCAATTGAGTTATGCGAACCATTGACCCAAAGCAACACCAAAAAGAACGAGCTGATCAAAGATTTGGATGCTGCGCTAACAAATGCCAAACGAGTAGATGGTCAGGAGAATCCTCCGGTATCTTTTGCGGAAGATGATTGGATTACAGCGAGGTTGTAAATGCCTAAAGCCTCACCTATTCAAAACTCTTTTAATGCTGGTGAATTATCGCCCCAGTTAAAAGGTAGGATAGATTTAACCAAGTATCGCAATGGATGCGATACGATGCTTAATTTCGTCCCTTTGATTCACGGTCCTGCGCGCAAACGTGCGGGTACACGTTTTGTAAACGAAGTTAAAGATTCTTCTAAGAACGTCCGTCTGATCCCATTCCAATACAGCACTGAACAAGCATACGTGCTGGAGTTTGGGGATAACTACATCCGTTTCTATGCAAACGGTGGCGTTGTTCTTAGCGGTGGTTCGCCTTATGAAATTGCGTCTCCGTATGGTCACACTGAATTAGACGCGATTGATTTTGCACAATCTGCCGATGTTGTTTACATATCTCATCCGAACTACCCGCCGTACAAGTTAGCTCGATATGCACCAACTAATTGGACGATTACAGAAGTTGCTTTTGACTGGCCCCCTTTTGGTGATGAGAATGTCGAATCTACTACAATCACAGCTTCTGCGATAACAGGTTCAATTACTCTGACAGCATCAGCATCATTATTCGCTAGTACCGGTGTTGGCGGATATATCATGTTCTCTGAAGTGATTGAGTCTAAGTACAATATCTGGAAAGCTGGCGATTCGGTCTCTTCTGGTGATTACCGTCACTATGATGGGAATCTATATAAAGCTACCAGTACCGGTACAACAGGCACCCGTCCACCAGTTCACAATGAGGGGACTGAATCAGATGGGACTGTTACTTGGGAATTCCAGCATGATGGTAATGGTTATGCTGAAATTACAGCATATACTAGCCCGACTGTAGTTGACGCTACCGTTATTTCGTTGCTCCCTAGTACATCAACATCGGGTAGCACTAAATGGTCTCAAGGTGCATGGTCTGACACCAACGGGTATCCGCGATCAGTTACTTTCTACGAAGATCGGTTATGGTTTGCCGGTAATAGTTCTAACCCTCAGACATTATGGGCTTCTGTGAGTGGTGATTATGAAAACCACAAGTACGGCACTAATGATGACGATGGGTTGAACTACACAATCAACACACAGGATATGAACACAATCGAGTGGCTGCATCCGGGCAAAGTGTTGGTTATTGGTACTATGTCTGGCGAATTCACCCTTAGTGCCAGCGATACGACTCAAGCAGTTACTCCGACTAACGTGCGGATTATCTCTCAGACCACATATGGTAACGCCGGTAATGTTCGCCCGATTCGTATTGGTAACGTGATTCTGTTTGTTCAACGTGCTGGACGTAAAGTACGTGAACACGTTTATCAGTTTGAAAGCGATTCGTTCGTTGCGCCTGATATGACGATCCTTTCAAATCACATAACTAAGCCTGGTATTGTGACAATGAGCTACCAGCAGGAACCTAGTCAGGTTGTGTGGGTAGTGTTAGCCGATGGTACATTGGCAGGTATGACATACGAGCGTGCTGAAGAAGTTATCGGTTGGCATCGACATGATGTTGGTGGTGATATCAAATCAATTGTAACAATTCCCCATTGGGATGGCGATCAGGATTCTACTTGGATGGTAGTAGAACGCACAATTGATGGTAATACGGTGAAATATTTAGAGTACTTTGAAAAGTATCTGACTGATAACACCGGTCTGTTTTTAGATTGTGCTTTGACATACAACGGATCAGCGACTGCCAGTATTAGCGGATTGGATCATCTTGAAGGTGAAACAGTATCTCTATTGGTAGACGGTGCTGTGCATCCTGATTTAGTAGTAAGTTCAGGCGCCATTACCCTTCAGTATGCAGGATCTATAGTCAATGTAGGATTGAGCTATACTTCTACTATTAAGACCATGCCTGTTGAAGCAGGTGCGGCAGACGGTATTGCTCAGGGTAAGACACAACGAATTAACAACGTCACCATTCGTTTACATGAAACCGGGCCTGGGCTTTGGTACGGACCTAGTGAAACAGAGATGGATGAATATCACGTCCGTTCGAGTCTTGATGACATGGACTCGGCATTACCTCTGTTCACAGGTCATACAAAAACGCTTCCGTGGCCAAGTGGGTATGAAGTGGCACCGGAAATAACCATACAACATCGTCTACCGACACCGTGTACGTTGGTAGCCCTAATGCCTCAATTGACCACTTATGATCGTTAGACCTTGGGAAAAAGGCGATACTGCAAAATTAAAACTGCAACCGGCTCAATCATATCTAGCCGATATGATCGATGCTGAATCAGATTTAACAGAATTATCTGACCAAGGTTTAGTGTTTACAGGTGAAATTGACGGTAAAGTGGTGGGAATTGCAGGTTTATCACCACAGTGGGAAAATAGAGCAATAATATGGTCTCTGCTATCTGAGGAATCAGGAGCACATTTCGTACACATAACAAAAGTTGCACTGCGACTTTTAGAAGATTGTCCGTTTAGACGAGTAGAGGCTACGGTTGATGTTGGATTTGAGCAAGGCCACAGATGGATCAAAATGCTCGGATTCGAACTAGAAGGTTACATGAAGGCATATCGCCCAGATGGTGCTGATATGATTCTATACGCTAGGGTGAAAAAATGAGTGGAATAGAACCGTTTCTGTTAGGTAGTGCGGCAACAGCAGCAACAGCGACAACAGCAGCAACAGCGGCCACCACTGGTTTATTTGGAACCGCTGGTGCATTTGCTTTAGCACCTACGCTTTCAACAGTAGGTGGTACGTTAGGCGCATTAGGCGCAATATCGGCAGGTCAAGCCAGTGCCAATGCTGCAGACTACAATGCTCAAATGGCTAAAATGCAAGGCGAGATAGAGGCAGGTCGAATACGGGCTGAATCTAAACGATATCAAGGACAGATGCGTGCCGCTATTGCTAAATCTGGAGCAACGGCTTCAGGTACACCATTAATTGCATTAGCTGAGTCAGCATCTAATGCAGAAATTGATGCTTTAAATGCAGCATGGAGTGGCGGCCAGCAAGCTGATGTATATCGCAGTAGCGCAAAACAGTATAGAAGAGAAGGCTATGTGCGAGCAGGTACTTCATTATTATCAACCGCCAGTCGCTTTGTTTAGAGGATTAGATCATGGCAAGATTTTCGGTTTATCAGCAACAGACTAAACCTCAACCGACTGCAATGACACCCCAGGCTGCGGGTGCTGGTGTTGGGCAAGCAATGTCGCAGATGGGTGATACATTCAGCACCATCGGCGCAAATATCCAGCAGCGTAATGACGTGCTTGAACGTGTGCGCCTATTGAACCAGTTCGATCAAGATTCAATTAATAATCTTGAAACGTATCGTACAACTGGTGATCTGACAAATCCTGAAACACTGGCTCAGTACCAGATAGATCTTGATCAACGTAAAAACGATCTGATCACACAATTTAAAGGATCGAATTCGGGCCGTGAAGCATTACGTGTATCGCTGGAAAACCAGACTGGTCAGTACAACAAGCTGGCGCTTACCACCCAGATTGAAGCACAGCATAAGATGCTGGCAGATACGGTTCAGAATTCAGTTAATTCATTGGTGGCTAAAATCACAGCTGCTCCGGATCAGACTGATAATATTCTGGCGGAATTCGATACTCAAATTAGCCAGCTTGCCCCTGCACTCTACCCAGATCAGGAACGTGATTTCCGCACGTCGGGCAAAAGTAGCCTGGTTGCTGGTGCAATTAGTGGATTACTTGAAAGAGGTAACTACTCAGTCGCTAAAAAGATGATGGGTGACGAAACGTACAATCAATTTCTCAACCCTGATGCTTCACGTAAATTCAATATCGACATTGCAGTAGGTGAAGCTAAAGCTGCCGAGGCAATCCAGTATCAAAATGCTCAAGTGGCTAAATGGTCAATGCTACTTAAACGTGATCTTAGTACTGAAGAGATTCAGCGTATTAAGACAATGCCAGCTAAGAAAGATATGACGGTAGCTGATGAGATCACAATGTACGAGTTGATGACCGGCAAGCAGGCTCCTCAATCAGTCATAGATGACTTGTTCAATATCAGCGCGGATACTGCTGGAACTAACACAATGACTGAGCGTCAAATGAAGATCGTCAATGAGGGTGCGATGCGCTACTCAAGTGGTCTGATGACTCCGCAGGAAGCTCAAGAATATCAAATGTCAGTCTACGAGTTGTATGCTCCGAAGGAACGTACCGATGCGTTTGGTAATGTTTACACGACTACTCCAACCATGCCCCCGTTTGTCCGCGAATCATTGAATCGTGGCGCTACTACATATGGTGAAGTGTCGTTCGGTAAACAACAAGCACCGCAGGCAGGTGCAGAAATGGGGCAAGATATTCCAGATCAAGGTGAAAGCCTATGGGATGTTGCCGGGTTTATACCAGGTCCAATTGCCGCTGCCGCACGAGCTGGTTTCGGTACTCCATTTACTGAAGGTTTAAATATTGATCCGACTTACCAAAGAGCTGCGCAACGCGCACTGAATCTACGCGAAGATATCGTGGCGGGTATTAAACCAGAAGGTAAGATTGCAGATCAGTACCGTCAAGAATTGCAGGCATTGGTAACAATTGAACCTAAGTTATGGGACAACGAGACCGCACTACGCACCCGAATGGTTGAGATTGATACGGACCTCCGTAAGAAGTTGGTGGAGTTGCGCAAAATTACCGATGGTGAAGCACTCGCAGGGAAACAGGAAAAATTGGATGCTGCTTCACTGAGTAACAATATCATCCGTGCATTGAACGGCATGAACATTTTCAGACCAAAGACACCTGATGACTACAAAGCAATTCCTGTAGGGAAGTGGTATGTTGCCCCTACTACTGGTTCGATTCTTCAGAAGAAAGGGGACTAAACAATGGCTGGCGATGTAAACAACGAATGGGCGTCAATCATTGAAAAAGATTCTGCTGATGTAAGTGAACCAAGTGCTAAATCTACCAGTGATGATCCTTGGGCCGCTATTATTGAAAAAGACAGTGGATCATCTGGTACACAGGTCCAAGCTCAAGGTGAAATGACTTTGCAGCAAGAGATGCAAAGCATCAGTGAAGTCATGGCACAGCAAAGCATTGGCGGTGCTATTGAAGGTACTGCTGGGCTTGGGGGTATGCTTGCAGGTGGTCGCCTTGGCGCATCATTACCACTACCGGGACCAGCCAAAGCAGTTGCCACAGTCGCTGGTGGTATTTTTGGTTTATTCGGTGGTAGTTACGGTGGCGAAAAAATCACCGAAGCTGCAGGTATCCCACGTCCAGAAGAATTACCGCCAGGACAACGTCCCGCTGCCTACGGTGCTCGTGTAGTCGGTGAATCTCTCCCATTCGTAGTTGCACCTTATGCGGCTGCGGCTAAAGGATATCAATTCGCAGAGACAGGAGTTGGTAAATTCCTGAACCAGATCATTAATACAGCCAAGACTTCACCTAAAACATTTGCTGCACTAGAAGCTAGTGGTGTTGCAAGCTCAGCAGGTGCTGAATATGTAGCTGAGACATTAGCGCCTGGTGAAACAGGTGTGCGTATTGGAGCCAGTGTAACAGCAGGTGTATTTGATCCTGTTCGCCTGACGGTCAAAACTGGTCAGATGGTGCTCAATCAAGGTAGAAAAGTAATATCTACTTTTAGCCCGGCAGCTCGTGAAACAATCGCTGCTAGACGATTGCAGGAACTATTCGATGCGGCAGGTGAAGATCCTGCATTGGCAGCACGTATTCTTAGAGAACAAGGTGTTCTTGATGAAGCGGGTGTTATTGTTGAGGATGGACTAACGGCTGCTCAGATTACCGGATCTAGGGCATTAGGTGCATTGCAAGAGTATGCGGCTAAGATGAGTCCAGACTTCGCTGCAGCTGCGGACAGTAAAGCCAAAGATACATTAGACATGATGCGTGGGATGATCATCCAGCTTAGTCGAACGGGTGATCCTGAAGCACTGAAAGCAGCGGCTGAAGTACGTACTGCATATTATCGTACCCTACTTGAAGGGATGGTTAATACAGCAACCAAAAAAGCCAGTGATGCGGCTGCGAATATCACTACTGATACACCGGCTGCCCGTGAAGCATTAAGCACCCAGGCACGCGAATCGATAAATACGGTGATTACCGAGGTGCGCCGTGTTGAACGTGAACTATGGTCACAGGTCAATAAAAACGTATCAGTAGATGTAACCAACATTCAGCGCGAATTTGAGTCGATTGAAGCGGCCACTCTTAAAGAACTTCGGTCTAAACAGTTACCAACAACTGTCCGTAAATTCCTAGATCGTGTAACAGCCGTTAAGGAAGAAGAAGCCTCGTTAATTTGGCTGCCGACTAATGCTAAAGGTAATACACCCGCTGAGATTGTGGGTACTAACTACGGCGAGATGCAACAACTACGTAGTGATCTGTTAGCCGAAGCCAGGGTAGCTGCTGATGCCGGTGATCCTAATACAGCACGTATATACAACGATCTAGCCGAATCAATACTAGACGACATTGATGACGCGTTCAGCAAAACTAGCAGTGATGCTTACAATACGGCGCGTCAATTTACCCGTGAGATGAACGATGTGTTCACTCGATCATTCGTAGGTAAAGCAACAGCTACCGGTAAGTACGGTGATCGTGTTGCACCTGAACTTCTACTTCGCAGGGCATTGGCTACTGGTAAAGAAGCAGGTGCATTGCAACTTGACGAGCTTTCTCGCGCTACTCGATTCCTAGATGAACGTCAGATGGGTACTGAACTAACTACCCAGGCCACTAAGGACATGCTCAATGCCCAAGAAGGTTTTGTGCGTTTGATGTTCCGTGAAGCGGTGGATCAGAATACAGGCGTTGTAAACCCTAAACGTCTACGCACCCTAATTGATCAAAACGAAACTCTGCTTAAACGATTCCCAGAAGTGCGCAAGCAACTTGAGGAAGCTGTAACATCTGAAGTAGCCCGTAAAGAGATTGAACTGTTCGCTTCTAACAAGAACAAGTTTATGAATGATCGCAAGATGTTCACTAAGCTGGCAGACGGTGATCCGGTCATCATAGCTCAAAAAGCACTTAATGCGCCTGATGTTGAAAAGCAGATCAATGACATGGTGCGTACTGTAACTGCGGGCAATCTCAAAGGGATTGATAAGCAAGTGGCGATGGATGGTCTGGCAGGTGCATTGTTCGAAGGTGCATTGCGATCAGCTACAGATAAGAACGGTGTTCTCGATCTAAAGAATTTCCGCAAATTGATGTTTACTCCGTCTGTCCCTAATCGCACGTCTCCTCTGCAAATGATGTTAGATAAAGGCATCATTGACCAAGAGAAATACACATTGATTGATCGTGTATTCGGACTGATGGATAACTTTGAAGCGATCAAGACCCCAGGTGTTGCAGTCGAGAAAAGCAAGGATATGGGTGATGCTGCACTTAACTTCTTCTCAAGGGTACTGGGTACGTCCGTAATAGGCATGGTATCTAAGAAACTCGGAATGAAAGCATCGATCCAGGCACATGCGGCAGGTGCAAACGTAGGCCAGCAAGTATTTGCAAAACTGCCTGCAATTCGCACAGATGAAATTCTGACACGTGCGCTGAATGATCGTAAATTTATGGCGATGTTGCTCGATAAAGTAGACACACCTGAAGCGGCTGAGATGCAAGCACGACAGATTCACGCATGGTTGCTACAATCAGGTTTATACGAAGAGCAGCCTCAAGAACAACAGGCTCAATGAGGGTTTGATGAATGACAATTTCTACCACAGACAACCGTAAACAGTATTTAGGAAACGGTGTCACTACCGTATTCTCATTCCCTTATCGATTTTTTGATGATACCGATGTTGTAGTATCGCTGGTTAATAATGCAACTGGTGTGGCAACGGTTCAGACTTTAACGACTGACTACACATTGACAGGTGCAGGTGGTCCTAGTGGTGGTAATGTAACAATGGTTACTGCACCCACTTCCACTGAGACATTGGTTATCTACCGCAGTGTACCAATGACTCAAGAGACGGATTATATCACCGGCGATCCGTTCCCTGCAGAGACACATGAAACAGCATTGGACCGCGCTACTGTACTGATCCAACAACTACAAGATCAAGTGAATCGCGCGGTTCGCGTATCTTCGGATGTTGCAACAGCAGTGGCTGCACTTGATGCTCTTGAAGCAGGTCAGTACCTCAAAGTAAACGATACTGCGAGTGGGTTTGAATACACCAACGGTACAACGCTCAATGCGGCTGCACAGACTGAGACTCAGGTACTAGCCTCTGGTCAGACTGCTGTTGTGTTTACCGCATCGCCTGCGGTTGCAGCGTTCTTTATCAATGGTTCAGATACAGATGATGGTCGCCTGCGCTCTGGTACGGATTACACAGTATCCGGCAACACAGTCACACTTGCTGAGTCTTACCCGGCTGGCACTGAGCTGATGATGGTGTACTACGAGGCTGATGCTGATATTGCTAACCTATACGCCAATGAGATTCAGTACACACAAGGCGGCACTGGCTCAGTCTATCGCTCAGTTGAGAATCGCCTGCGCGACACAGTGAGTGTAAAAGACTTCGGAGCTGTAGGCGATGGTGTTACGGATGATACTGTAGCTATACAAGCGGCTATTGATGCCAGCAGCACAATCGAAATTCCAGCGGATTCATACGTAAATAATACTGTTATTGATTTTGGAAAAGCAGTCGTCAAAGGCGGTGAAGGCTCAACATTGCTTGGTGTTGGCGCTACTTTCAGCGGTGCTAGTGGGGCAGACATTTATAACTTTTCTGTATCAGATTTAACATTGGATGGTTTGGGGACAAGCGGCCAAACAGGCTTGCGATCTGATTACGCCCATAGATGTTTGTATAACAATGTAGTTGTTCAAAGATACGATGGAAGTGGCGCGCAAGCAGCAGTATTCGATAATGCTTTTATAAACACATTCTCTAATTTTTACAGTGCATTAAACCGATCAGGCCCAATATTTCAAAACGACTCAAACGCAAACTGCTTTACAGGTTCATCATTCAATAACTGTACCGATGCGGCTGGAGGGGTAGGTGCAACCGTTGTTGGAAGTTATGCTAACGTATTCATGGGTTGTGATTTTGAATACAACTGGCGCGGTCTTGTACTAGATAATACAGTTGGTACTGGCGCAGTAAATCAGATGAATACAGCCGCCTTCTGTTACTTCGAAGGTAATAGTCAGATGGCTATTGGTGTCGGGTTCGATACTGGAGATGTTGATGCCGAACATGCTCGTATTATCTCGCCAACAATTAACTCCATGCCCGGAGGTGTTACTCAAGGTATTTATCTTGATAAATCACATAGCGGCCTTGTTTGGTATCCTTACTTTGGCGGAGGGACGTTTAATTTCGCCAAAATCAATTTAGGCGCTAATAGTAAAAACACCACTATAGAGCCATTCCGACCAAGTGAGATTGTCAAACAGGCTGGAGCTACTGTATCAGACTTCACTATTCAATCTAATTTAGCAACTGTTGTTCTTGATGGTTCAGGGGCTGGGTTCACAGATGTGTTTTTCCATGTTCCTTACAGCACAACAGATGATTTAGCATTGCCACCTGTATTCCTACAGCTATATGAAGAAACTGATGTTGTAACTGCGCCCGTAGGCTCTTGGAGGGTGAACAGTGTTACCGCCAATGGATTCCGTATCCGAGTAATTGGTGGAACACCTTCAGCAACATATAAGTTCTTCTGGCGTGCAGGTATATAACTATCTTCAAATAAATTTATACTCGATCGAGTGGGAAAACATTTGGAGCTATCTCAGCTTAATTAACCTTAGTGTCCCTTCGGAAGGGCAGAGGATGACAAACAATGAAAGTGTTCAATTCGGTAAGTGATTTACAAGCAGCCTCTCTAACAGCAGGGCAGCTAACTAGCACAAAGGGCTACACAACCGCAGGCGATGGTGGCGGTGCTACCTACCTCATTAAGACAGCAGTGGACTATGGTGGTGTTTTAACTTTAGGTGATCACACCTTAGCTAATGGTAATGTAGCTGTATTGCAAGCGCAAAATGCGTTTAATGCCCGGCAGTTTGGGGCTTTAGGGGATGGCACAGGTAGCACTCCTAATGATACTGGCGAAGATATTACAAACGCTGAGTGGAATACGTGGGATAATACACCATTCAAAGACAATCTTTCATGGTCGCCTTATGGTGGAGGCGGCGTTTTCAGCCCACCAAGGGCAAAACCATTTGCCAATGATGATACATGGGATTTCATCGGAATTTCATTAGCCCTTTGGAGTGCTGCCAATACGCAACGTGGTGTTTATATTCCCGCTGGCGACTATCTAATTAACATTGACAGCACTACAAGCAAGGGTAGTTACAACGGCCTTGTTATTATGAAAGGAATGGAACAGTCAATCTTTGGTGACGGTCCTTATGAAACAAAAATCAGAACTAAAGAAGATTCTACCTATTTTGCTGCAAACAATGTCGGTGTTTTGAACGCATATCGATTATTTTCGTTTTATCGTATTGGTGGACCACCAACAAACTTGCGCGATATTTCTTTGCAAGGTCCAACGAATTACGCGGTAGCAAACCAAAACTTAACGCTACTCCATTGTTCGAATATCAATGGTGTAACTATTAGAGATTGTTGGTTCTCTGTTGGTCATTACGGAATATATTCTAATGACAATTCTGGTGACAGCCACATTAAAGGTTGCACTATGGAATATATGTTCGGGGCTGGCATTTATACTGATGCAACATCTGACTTCACAATAGATTTTTGTAACTTATGGGCAAGTGCTTCTGTTACTAGCCAGATAGGTATTCAAGCACTTGGTAAATGTGATGTCAGAAATTCTCGTTTTGTTGAATTTGATGGTGGCGCTTTCTTCGCTGCAACAGGTGTATTCTCTAATAACTTTGTCACTGTAGCAGGCGCAGTAGCCAATACAGTATCGTTCACATCAAACTGTATTATTAGCGACAATACAATTACAGGAAACGCTGTAACAGCTTTTATATCCGTAGTCGAAAACGCCAGCATTACAGGAAATAACATTACACACACATCAAATCACCCATGCATTGATGCTGGCGATGGTACTGTAAATTCAGCGGTGAATATTGTTGTTGTTGGCAACGTGTTTATCAAAACAAACTCAGCTTCGGAGCCGCAAAACTATGCGATCATTGCGTTGGAATCGGGTGTTGGATATACAGGTGCAGCAACACCAAGCCTTTTGATAGCCAATAACTCATTCCAAGGGCGTGCGTTAAATCCTATTAATGACGCAACACTTGTAAAAAATACGTTTGATGGCGTGCTACAACAAGCAGTGTTTGCTGAAAATGTTGAAACAGATGGATCGCTTACAACAAACAGCGTGTTAAACCAGCATGGTGATGTTTTAGGCAAACAGGTAATGACTGCTAGTGCAGGTACTACTGGAACATACAATATCACAGTGACAGGGGCGATAGGTATCGGCCAAGGTGATAGCAGATCGCAAGAGCGATTAAATTTAATAACAGTTAGATCAAATGGATCAGGTCATATTGTTATTGGGTGGGCGTTATACTCTAGTCAATACACAGGAAATGCACTTCTTGTGTCTACACTTGGTAAATACGAGATTGGCGGGACAATTACTTTTGGAACATCTGGCAATAATCCTTATGTGACGATAACCAACTCGGGTGGTGGAACGCCAACATATTATGTCAACGCAGTCCCATTAATTTAAGGAGTAGATATGTGGATAGCTAATTTGATTGGGGCTGTAAATGATACCGCTGGATAAGCAACTGCACATCTTTTCGGGCGGCTTCTTAGCTGCCCTACTCCTGCCGTTTGGTATGCCTAATGCATGGCTAGGGGTAGCGGCTGCGGCTGTGTTGAAGGAGTTATGGGACTCTACGGGTAGGGGTACGCCTGACTGGAAGGATGCTTTTGCTACAATAGTAGGTGGGAGTGTTATAGTGATTTGGGCCGTAATCTTTAGAGGATAACGCTACATGGAAGAAGACAGACTTGTTCGGATAGAGAACAAACTGGATAAGCTGTCTGATGCCGTGGT